GCGGTTGCTGCTGGTGGGATCTCGCTTGCGAAGTATAACTTTAAGATCGACAAGTTCAAGACTCCGCTTCGGTCGATGGGGCCGAATGCTGGGCTCTTCCAAGTAAGGGCGTTTCCGATCTCGCCGTCAAGTGATGCGCCTATATCCTACATATCCCGTCCGTTTTCTCCGAGCCAATGGAATTTGAACAAACCACTTTTGCGTGGCACGGCGCAGGATATTAGTTCTTCCGCGGTCGAGACCAATACCCATTGGCGGGGTTCAACTTATCAACCGCTGTGGTGTCTCAATCTGGCGCTCCAGCGCGGGACGGCCCAGGACTTCAGTTCGTCGGCCGTTGAGACCAATCCCCATTGGATTGGAAAATATTTGCCGCCTCAATGGAATTTGAATCGTGCCTTGAGACTGAACACAGCCCAGGACTTCAGCGCGTCAGCGGTTGAGACGAATGTTCATTTCTTCCCGCGCACATGGCCCGCGCAGTGGAACGTGGATGCGGCGCTGAAGCGGGGAACAGCGCAAGATTTCAGCTCCTCTGCTGTCGAAACAAATATCCATTTTATTCCGGATATCTGGCCCGTGCAGTGGGCGTTGAACAGAGCTCTATGGCAGAATGCGGCCACGGATGCGCAGGTTGTCGTCATCCAGCCCGATGACCCGACATATTTCACGTTCCGCACGTGGCTTGTGCAGTGGACTGTCAATCTTTCCTTAAAGCAAAATACCGCACAGGATTTCAGCTCGTCGGCGATCGAAACGAATGTTCATTTCATCCCGCGTTCTTGGCCGACGCAGTGGCTGACATATAGAGCGCTATGGCAGAATCCCGCGACTGATGCGCCGATCATCGCAGCGGTGCCTGACACACCGGTTTACTTCATTGCTGGGCAGTTTTCCCAGCCGTGGGTCATCAATCTTTCCCTCGTAGGCGGTACGGCGAATGACCTTTCTTCGTCAGATGTTGAAACAAATCCTCAATGGCAAGGTCGAACCTATCCAAGGCAATGGCAAGTGCAGACGTCCTTGTGGCAAAGTTCTGCTACGGATGCTGCGGTGATCGTTGACGCGCCATCCTATTTCGCATCGAAGCAATTACCATCACAATGGAACCCGAACCGACTGCTCGGCCGTAACATTGCAGCCGACTTCAGTGCGTCGGCTATTGAAACCAACGTTCATTTTATTGCGCATGCGTGGCCGCCGCGCTGGGACCTTCAGGCATCATTGATGCGCGGAACGGCGCAGGATTTCAGTTCTGTGGCTCCCGTAGTCACCAGCCGGCCGCGCGTGTATATTTACAGATGACGGGAGATTGCCCTTGACAAGTTCTGGAACGTTTTCATTCAACCCGGCGGCATCCGACCTCGTGCTTACCGCGTTCTCTAGGTGCGGCAAGTCGAGCGCCGAGCTCAATCCGGAAATGCTGCGCGTCGCTGCCAGCGAGGCGAACCTGCAAAACGTCGAGTGGGGCAATCTCGGCTATAATCTCTGGAAGCAGGAGACCATCCAATTCCCCGCTGCCTCGACGCTGGTGCAAGGCGTTGGCCAATATGCCCTGCCATCAACCACCTTGATGATAACGCTTGCATGGCGCGAGACTTCTCCGGGTGTCCAGGCCAAACAAGTTGACATCATCATGGGTCCGCTGTCGGCGGTCGAATACAAGTCGATCACCAACAAGCTCTTCCAGGGGCCGCCGACAAGCTACTGGTACGACCGGCAGATTATTCCCCTCATGAATCTGTGGCCGGTTCCGGACGGCGCCGGGCCCTATACCGGATTCTGCCAAGCGTTCACCCAGATTCAGGATGTCGTCCTGCCGGGCGGCGTGACGCTTGATGCGCCCTGGCGCTTCCTCGACGCATTCACCGCTGGGTTGGCGCGGCGCCTCGCCATGCACTATGCTCCAGAGCGCGTCGGGCAGCCCGGCCGTCCAGCGATGGGGCTGCTGGGTTCGGGCCTTACCGGCGAGTACGAGCGGGCGTGGCAGGCGGCCAACACTGCCGACGCCGAGAACCGGCCGCTCGTCATCATGCCGGACCTGTCGGGATATTTTCGACCGTGAGACCGCACCCGAAATATGCCTCCTCTGACATCCATCAAGGCGCGTGGGCGACTTGTGACAGTTGCGGATTTGTGTGGAACCACCCGCAGCTCGACTGGCAGCGCCAGTGGGCCGGGTTGCAAATCATCAACCTTCGCACGCTGGTGTGCCCGCGCTGCCTCGACACACCCAACGAAGCGATTCGCACCATCATACTGCCGCCCGATCCGGACCCCGTGCTCGACGCGCGGCCGGAACAATACGGCGTCGATGAGGGGCTGTTCGCCTCCTTCACGGCTTCGATTGCGCCGGGGACCGATCCGCGCTTCCCTGATGTGCAGGCCATCATGACGGTGACGAACGTCTCCACTGGCCCGGTCTCAACCGGAGGTAATCTCAGCGGCACGGGTGTCGCGGCGAAAAGTGTCGTTGGCGATCAATTGAGCGGGCCTAACCCGCCTGGCGGCCGCGGGACCTACGGAGTGACGCCAGTTCAGACAGTCGCTTCAACGCTTATGACCACGATCGGGAGCGGGAGCAGCTTCTAATGCCTTTCTATACATCATGGCTGCAGGAAGTTGCGCTGCTTTGCGGCACGACGGTCACCAATCCGAATTTTCTATCCGAAACAACATTTGCGATAAGCTACGCAGAGCTTCGCCTGATCCGTGATCTCGATCTCATTGGTTTCATTACGACGGATTTTACGCAGGCCACGACCCCTAATCTCCGCACGGTCAATATTCCCGCTCTGCCGACAACCGGCTTTTTCACCAGCTTCATTGTCGTGAATGGCGTTAATATCATCACGCCAGCTGGGCAGACAAATCCGGAGCTCGGAAAGCGTAATCAACTCGTCAAGGTGACATCTGATTTTCTCGATCTGATGTGGCCTAGTTCTACGGGCGCGCAATTGCCTACGCTTTGGGCTATCCCTAGATACAATCCCAGCGCAGCCATAAACCAAATACTTCTCGGCCCATGGCCGGATCAAGGGTATACGGTCGAATATATCGGGACCCAGCGGCCAATACCGCTGTCTCCGACCACCCAGGACACTTTCATTTCTGCGTTCCTGCCCGACATTTTTACTATTGCAACGATGATTCACTTTACCGCCTATATGAAGAACTGGAGTGCGCAGGGTGACGATCCCGCGATGGCTTTGAGCTATGAACAGCAATACGGGAAGCTCTTGTCTGGATGCAATGCCGAGGAGCTGCGCAAGCGCTATGCCGGAACCATCAAATTGCCGCCACCCGGCTTCGACAGCAAGTTGATGATGCCGGCGGGCGGGGCGTCAGGGCGGTGATGGAATGGCGCTCGATCTTCAGGAAGTGCGGATCATTCCGGGCTTCAATTCGACGAAAACACCGACTCTCAACCAGGCCGGAATAACCGACGGCGCATTCGTGCGCTACAAGGATGGCTTAGTCGAGAAGCTCGGTGGTTGGGCCAAATTTTATCCCTTCTCGATCGGCTCGATTCCGCGCGCGCTTTTGCCGTGGGGAGACCTGGGCCTGAATATCAGACTGGCGATCGGGGCAACGGCCGGTCTCAAGGTGATAACGGCTGGCGTGCTGGCTGACATCACTCCGCAATTGACGATCAACAATTCGCCGCCCGATTTCTCGACTGTTTCGGGCTCTCCAGCCGTTACTGTCATCGACCTCAACATCAGCAATCCGAGCATAAATGACTTTGTTTTTCTCTCGGAGCGGGTTGGCGTCGGCGGCCTGATACTGTCAGGAATTTATGCAATCCAAAGCGTCCTGTCATCGACTTCATATACGATTTCAGCGGCATCAAATGCCACCGGCACGCGCACATCGAGCGCAATCACAGCGGCTTCTTGGGCCGCGACCGGAGGCGGTCAGGTCACATTCACGACCGCAGGTGTCACCGGGATTGCCGTGGGCGACGAGTTCACCATTCTCGGGATGACGCCCGCCGGCTACAACGCGATTTACACAGCTATCGCTGGAACCACTGGAACCACATTGGTCGCCTCGCAGCCCGTCAATCCCGGCGTAGCAACCATCAATGGCAAGGCGTATCCGGCTTACGTCAGTGCGTTCGCAACGACGAACGGGTCGACGAACATTGGTGTTTTTTTCAAGAACCACGGATTTTCGGTCGGCAATAATGTCAATTTTTTAATTCCAACTTCCGTCGGGGGCTTGACGGTGCTCGGCAGCTACACGGTTACGGCAGTCGCCGACGCCAGCGATTTTACCATAGTGTCTTCTACGCTTGCGGCTTCAACGACAGCCGGAAACGCTGAAAACAATGGACTTGTTAACCTCATTTATTACATTGCCATCGGCCCGCAGATTCCGTTCTCAGGATGGGGCGTGGGAACATGGGGCAGCGGCGGATGGGGTACCGGGACGTCACCTCCCCAAGGGGCCGGGACGCCGATCACTGCCACGGACTGGTCACTGCTTAATTTCGGAGAAGACCTGATCGCCAATCCTGCGGGCCAGAACGGAGGGACGGCAGGAGGGCCACTTTATGAGTGGGCCCCGCGTTCTGGTTTTTTCAACGCGCAGATCATCTCGACAGGACCGATTATTGCTGACGGATGCTTCCTTACCCAGCCGCAGCAAATCATCGTCGCATGGGGGGCGTCTTTCGACGGTACTTTCCAGCCTCTTCGCCTCGTGTGGTGCGATGCGGGCAACTTCCTTCAATGGACACCGGCATCCACAAATTTTGCCGGCGGTTTTACCATTTCGCGCGGCAGCAAGATCGTTACCTGCGTCCAGGGTGCCAATCAATTCCTGGTACTGACCGATATCGGCGCGTGGTCTGGACAGTACATCGGGCAACCTCTCGTTTTTGCTATCATCGAGGTAATGGAGGGCTGCGGATGCGTGGGCCGCAAGGCCGCAGGCGTCGCCGGAACGACGTTATATTGGATGTCGCAGCGCCAACCCTTTTCAATGCCGGTTGGCGGGGCACCGACTCCCATGCCGTGCCAGGTGTGGGATTACTTCTTTCAGCAGGTCGACCCGGCAAATCTCGGCAAGATCCAGTTTTTCGCAAATTCGCAGTTCAATGAAATTGGCTGGTACTTTCCCATCAAAGGCGGCAACGGAGAAAACTCCAATTACATCAAATTCAATACGCTTGAGGGCGAGTGGGATTATGGACCGCTCGGCCGCTCATGCTGGATCGATCAGTCGATCCTGGGTGCTCCCCTCGCGGGCGCCATTAGCGGCATCATCTATCAGCACGAAGTCTCGCCTGACGCCGATGGCATTGCCATGAATCCGTTCGTACAGCTTGGCGATTTCACGCTTGGCAAGGGCGAGGAGTTCATGATTGTCGACCAGATGATTCCGGACGCCAAGTATGGCGTACAGGGCGGCCCGCAGACGGCAAATATGCTGTGGACGTTCAATGCAAAGAATTTCCCGAATGAGATTAGCGGCACCGCAGGCCCGTTCGCTTCGACTGTAACGACGAAATTCCTTGAACCGCGCTTACGCGGCCGTGGATTCAATATGCGCATCGAGAGTCAGGACCTTGGTAGTTTCTGGCGCATCGGCCTGCCACGCTTTCGTGCGGCACCCGACGGAAGGAATCCGCTTCTTGTAACGATAGCCCAAAATATCGTCACCGCGATCAATGGGCTCTCTCAAAGTCTGCTGACGGCGAATAAGCCAAGCTCGCCCGTGTTCGTCGCCGGTTCCGGAATATCGCTTACAGCGCAGGCTGCCACCATATCGAATGTCAATGCCAATTCTTCCCCCATTGCGGCCAGCGGGATGTTCCGGATCAATGCTGTTCTGGAGGTAACGACCGCCGGCTCGGGCGGAACCCTGCAAGTAGCCGTATCTTGGACAGACGACGCGGGGGTGCACACGAACGTAAGTTTGGGATCAGCCGTAAATCTCAATGCGCTGTCATCGGAATCGTTCAGTTTCGTTGAAAGGCTCTTGTCGGGAACTAATATTTCATTCTCTGTAACGCTTACTGCTCCGACAGGGAATCCGCAGTTTGCGTTTTATGCTAAGTTGGAAAGTCTGGGGTGATCGCCATGCCCGTCGAAGGAACGCCGAAGGAAATCATCGCCGAGGAGATGCACCGTTACAAGCACGGGCAGCTTCACAGCGGTCCTGACAAGTATGGCCACATCGTCAAGAATCCCAAACAGGCCGTCGCCATCGCGATGAATATGGCACGCCGGCACGGCCGCGCGTATGGCGGTCAAGCCCCTTTCACCGGAGAGCATCGCCGCCATGATGCATCGTCAGCCGACCCAGGCCTCGGTCGCCGCCGCTGAGGAAAGGCTTGCCCGACTTTCGGCCCAGAGGACTGCGGTTGCGGCGGCGCGCGGCATGACGCATGTGGGGGCGATCCACGGCGCAGTCGCCGGACGGACCGACCACGTGCCGCTTAGCGTTCCTAACGGGGCCTATGTCCTGCCGGCCGAACATGTCAGCCACATCGGGGAGGGCAACACCATGGCGGGATTCCGCCATCTCAACCGCATGTTTCCCATCACGCACGGCCGCGGGGCACCGTCCCCTCCGGGCGCTCCGCGGCCGCTGTCCCCGGGCAAGAGCCTGTTCAAGGCCGGCGGCGTGGTCGGCGAGGGCGATGACGGTGTTGAAATCATGGCTGCATCTGGGGAATACGTGATTGATCCTGAAGAGGTGCGAGAAATCGGCAATGGCAATATCGGCCATGGTCATGACGTATTGGATGCGTGGGTAAATAAGCTGAAGGATGAGCAGATCAGCGTCCTCAAGAAGTTACCGGGACCAGCAAAATGAGTGATCAGCCGACAAACATCAATGACATTTTCCGAAATCTTGACGAGTCCCCTCGGCAGCCTCACGACCCGCGCGACAAACCGCACGCCCATTGCGCGCATGCTACTTGTCCGGAGCCGCGGCGCTGTCTTCTGCAGGGCTGCGCTAACCCGTTGCGTTTGGCTCTCAATTCCGGTACCAATCAGTGATCGAGCCCGCTGATCGGTCCTATGTTGTTGCGTTTGGTCCTTTCCCAAGGGCCTCACGTTAACAAGGATGCAAGTCCACAAAATGGGCGGAGACCGAAGTCTCCGCCCTTCAGGCCATCAAGCCGATAACGACATGACGACACAGCAAAAACCAGATGCTTGGGATAGAGT